ATGCCCGCACGCGAACCGCTGGAGGCGGAGATCCTTCACGACGAGGGCCAGCCCCAGGCCCCCGCCACGGAGTCGTCGGCACCACTGGCCCGACCCGCCGACCTCTTGCCCAACACCCTCTATCTCTTACCGCTGGTCGACCGCCCCTTCTTCCCCGCCCAAGGGATGCCGGTGGTGATGGACGAGCAGCCGTGGCTGGAGACGGTGCAGCGTATCGGTGACGAGGAGCAGCCGCTGACGGCCCTGGTGCTGACGCGCGTCGCCCTGCATCCGGTCCTCGCCGCCCACGACTTCTATCTGGTCGGCACCGCTGCGCGCATGCACAACCCGAACCGGGGTGAGGGGCAGATCCAGTTCGTCGCCGAGGGGCTGGAGCGCATCCGCATCGTACGCTGGCTCAGCGCAGAGCCACCGTTTCGCGTCCAGGTGGAGTACCTGCGCGCGGGGCAGGAGGCCGACCCCGAAGAGCTGCGCGCTCACGCCCTGGCCATCTTCAACAGCCTGCGTGAGCTGATCCCACTCAATCCGCTGTTTGGCGAGGAGCTCAAACACTACCTCGGGCGCTTCAACCCCAACGACCCCTCGCCCCTGGCCGATTTCGCCGCGGGTATCACCTCGCACGACAAGCACGCGCTGCAGGAGATCCTCGAAACCCTGCCCCTGGTCGAGCGCATGCAGAAGGTGCTGGTGCTGCTGCGTAAGGAGTTGGAGGTGGCCCGTCTGCAGGCGAAGATCCGTGAGCAGGTCGAGGAGAAGATGAGCGAGCAGCAGCGCAAGTTCTTTCTGCGCGAGCAGCTCAAGGCGATCCAGCAGGAGCTGGGGTTGGAGAAGGATGACCGTACCGCCGATGTGGAGCGCTTCACGGCGCGTCTGGAGGGGCTCACCCTGACCGACAACGCGAAGAAGCGCATCGATGACGAGTTGCAGAAGCTCGCCATCCTGGAGGCGGGTTCGCCGGAGTACACGGTGACACGCAACTACCTCGACTGGATCACTGCACTCCCCTGGGGGCGCTTCGTCGCCGACAACCTCGACCTGACCCACGCCCGCCAGGTGCTCGACACCGAGCACGACGGTCTCGACGAGGTGAAGAAGCGCATCCTCGAATTCCTCGCCGTGGGCGCCATGCGTGGCGCGGTGGCCGGGTCCATCATCCTGCTGGTCGGTCCGCCCGGGGTGGGGAAGACCTCTATCGGCCACTCCATCGCCGAGGCGTTGGGGCGTCCGTTCTACCGCTTCTCCCTCGGTGGCATGCGCGACGAGGCGGAGATCAAGGGGCATCGGCGTACCTACATCGGCGCCATGCCGGGCAAGTTCATCCAGGCGATCAAGGAGTGCGGCGCGCAAAATCCGGTGATCATGCTCGACGAGATCGACAAGATCGGCGCGAGTTACCAGGGTGACCCCGCCTCGGCGCTGCTGGAGGTGCTCGACCCGGCGCAGAACGTGGAGTTTCTCGACCACTACATCGACTGCCGTTTCGACCTCTCCAAGGTGCTCTTCGTCTGCACCGCCAACCAGCTCGACTCCATCCCCGGTCCGCTGCTCGACCGCATGGAGGTGATCCCTCTCTCCAGCTACATCGCCGAGGAGAAGCTGGCCATCGCCAAGCACCACCTCTGGCCGCGCCAGCTCGAACGCGCCGGTATGCGTCCGGCCCAGGTCAAGCTGAGCGACGCCGCACTGCGCCAGCTCATCGAGGGCTATGCCCGGGAGGCGGGGGTGCGCAGCCTGGAGAAGCTGCTCGCCCGCATCATCCGTAAGGCCGCGTTGCGCCTACTTGAGGGGGAGAAGGGGCCGATCCGTATCGCTGGCCCGCAGTTGGTGGAGTACCTCGGACAGCCGCGTTTTAAGGACGATAAGCCGTTGAGTGGCGTGGGGGTGGTCACCGGCCTCGCCTGGACCGCCCTGGGCGGGGCGGTGCTCAGTGTCGAGGCGACCGAGGTGCACCAGAAGGGGCGAGGCTTCAAGCTCACCGGCAAACTCGGCGAGGTGATGCGCGAATCGGCGGAGATCGCCTACAGCTTCGTCACCGCCCACCTGCAGGCGCTGGGGGCCGACCCCGAGTGCTTCGCCGAGAGCCTCATCCACCTGCACGTGCCGGAGGGGGCGACACCCAAGGATGGCCCCAGCGCCGGGGTCACCATGGCCAGCGCACTCCTCTCCCTGGCGCTCGGCAAAAAGGTGCGCAACCTGGCCATGACCGGTGAGCTGACCCTCACCGGTCAGGTGTTGCCGGTAGGCGGCATCCGCGAAAAGGTGATCGCCGCACGCCGGGTGGGCATCCGCGAGCTGATCCTGCCCAAGGCCAATCGCATCGATTACGAGGAGCTACCCGCGCATATCCGCGCCCAGATGCAGGTGCACTTCGCCGCGCACTATCAGGATATCGCCACACTGCTTTACAACTAGGTGGCGGTGCGCCCCTAGGCGTTTTTCCCATGAGGGTGTAGGTTTATCCGCATCCGACGCACTCTCTCTCCAAGGTCCTCGATGAACACGCCTATACCGCAAAACTGCCCAAACCGTGTTGCACCGCCCCTCTCTCTGCGTCAACTCACCCGGCACACCCTGGTGCGTATGTCCCTGGTGATCCTCACCATGGCGGTGCTGCTGGTACTAGTCATCGGTCACTACATCGAGCGCGACCAGATCAACGAGGTGGAGGCGCAGCGCATCCTGGTAGCGGAAGACCTCTCGCTACTGCTCAAGTTTTACCAACGTGTGGTGGATGAGATGGCGCGCCAGTCGAGCGTGCGCGACCTGATCAACTTCGCCGACGTGGAGGGGGCCCAGGCGTGGGCCCAGGCGCTGCGCCCGCTTCTGCCCGACAGCATCGGCCTGGCGCTGGTGCGCATGGAGGGGGAGGTGCTCGGCGAGCCGTTGGAGCTGCGCCTTGGCCCCGGCTGTCTACGTGACCTCGACCTCAATCTGCGCGACCTGCTGAGGGGTATTGATTGAATTGAGAATTGAGAAAAACACCGGTCGGCCAAAATTCGCCAGAAAACTCAGCAACATAGCGCTACGGGCAGACAAAGCGACAATCAGAAGGTTTGAGAAAGAATTGTTGTTTACCGGTAAAAAGTTGGCGTAATACTGGTAGAAAAGCAATCAACAAGTACCAGTGTTGGCGGTGTAATTGTCCATCAAACACCGTTTACTGCGGCTTCAAAGTGTCGACGAAGTACGTCGAGGATTTCATCTTTATCCTCATCACCAGCCCCAAGGAAGGGGCGTGCAGGGATGTCACCCCATGGGATGGGGCCACCTGTCTTAGTCCTCCCGTATTGTCCCTTTGACGCCCCACGGTATTGGGTGGGCGCATAGACTTTGTTGGTACCTGCTACGGCGAAGTCGGCCCCGTAGTCAGTCTGGATGTCACGCGCGAGAGCGCCGGTCACTTGAAGGATCTGCCCAGGCCAGTGGCCATTCTCCGCGCGACGTTGCTTTGTCAGGTCTGACAAGTCAGGCCAAGGGTCACCTGTCGTGGGGTCGACCTGGTGCTCGAAGGCCTGTTCAGAGGCAAACGCGAGGATACCGGCGATGTCCCGCATTGCTGGGGTCATATCCTGAGCGGCCTTCATCAGACGACCCAGCGCCGCCATTACATCCGTGTCTTCGACTTTGAACTCAATCTCCATCAGCTATAATCCTATTACCGTGGCGACCGCTGGAAATTAGACGGCGAGCCAGTGACCCTACCCAGTCCTAGCTGCTGGAAGGTGATGGTGGACAGCCGGCCACCCGTCACGGCATCTTCTCCCATAGGCTCTGATTGTTCAGGCGCTGGTCGTCTATCCGATAAGCGTTCACAGCCTGGTCCAGCTTCCCCTCGATCTTCTTCAACTTCCTATCCTGATGAGTGGGTACCAGAATGGTGCCTGTACCGTTTGCGTCTGGGATGGCGTAGACCACGGTCTGGTGAGCGATATCCCAGTACACCTCGACCCGAGCGCTGACCAGCAGTGCAGGCAGCGCCAGCAGCTCAGCCTTTGAGAGTGCGATACCCTCAGTGCGGTGCTTCTGGCTATCGGCATGCACCAGGTCTTTTTCTCGCATCACCAGGACCCTTGCAGGGTCGATACCATGTTGACGAGAAAAGTCGGCGACCTCTTCAGTCATGAAATGCACGGTCTGAGCGCCATGCCCTGGGCGGCGCTGGGCGATGGGAGGCGACAACACCTCATCGGCGAAGCGGGCGAACTGCTCTTGACGCAGTGCCGAGTTGTTCAGCGCCTGGATGGCCTGAGAACGGATCGAGGTATCCCTCACTCTGGTCAGCTTGCGCATCACCTCGACATCCGTCCCGAATGCAGCCGCTCCGGGATTATGGTCCCAGCCTGGCGCCGTGCGGAACGTGACATCCCTCCCCGCTCTATCCTTGCCCTGCCACACCGTCACATCACGGGTGATTACCTCACCCGTGCGCTTATCCGTGCCGACATCCACCGTCTCTTGGGAGAGATGGCCATCACTGCTGTCTACGGATAGGCCAAGACGGTCGAGAGCACGCTGCGATAGCGCCCTCACACGACACCGACAATTGAAGTCGTTGGGTGGGTAGATGTTCGCCCATACCGGATCATTTGCTCGGAACACCTTGCCGTGCATCGCCCGATGACTTGATCGAGTCCGCTCATCCAAAACCGCTACGTACTGCCAAAACGGGCGAGAGTCAGAACTCTCCATCTGCTGTTTGTAGCGTCCGGCGTTGAAGGCGGCGGCCATGTTGGTGCGATAGATGGTCTTCAGCCGATGTGGCGATCCCATCTGCACCACCTCAGCCCCACCGTCGGCGCCGACCAAGACCTGTTTACCCCACCACCCCTTGGCCTGCAGTCGAGGAGTCAAGGCCTCAGCGAAGGTCCGCTCAGTCAGCCCCTGCTCGATCACAGCGTCCATCGCTTCGCGGATATCCTCGAGCACATCAAGGCGCGCTGCGTGAGCCACGGTGAACGCCTGGGCATGGGCCTCATCCCGCATCTCGTGCCAATCGAAGGTGATCTGATACCCCTTCGAGCGGAAGTACGCCACGGCATCCTTGGGCTCCAGTGTCAGCGCGTACCCCAGGTCGACATCAGGCATCGTCGTCACCGTTCAGGCGACCCCACAGCATCGCCACAAAAATGATGCGCGATGCCCGGTCTTCCAGCGCCGTCGTGTCGAGGTCTGGATAGAGCGCGGCCAAATCCGTCAGTACCTCATCAGGCCCCAGCGCCTCGAGGCGTTTGAAGAAGGGCGTGAGGAGTGCCTGAGCATCCTCCTGGATGGTGCCCCCATCCAGTGACGCCAGAGCAGTATCCAGCGCATCCAGCGCCGGGTATCCGGCTGCGAAATCCATAGCAGCTTGAGAGCCTGAAAACTGGGCACCGGGTGCAGCGGCGTCGGTCTTTCTGGGCAGCACATCCTGCCCTTTCTCAGGTAGTGGGATCTGTAACCGGTCGTGGGCAAAGTCCGTCGGTATGTCGAGGAAATCTCGCGCCACATCGAAGACATCCGCCCAATCTTTGCGCGCCTGCGACTCTTCGTAGAACTCGAACCGTGGCGGTATCGCATCCTTGAAGTTTAGCCGAGTGATCCAGATGAACAGCTGGTTCCAGGTGTCCTCGACGATAGTGCGGTCTGAATCGTTCACCCCCTCCTCACGATCACGATGGGTCTCGGCAGCCGCGCGACTGCCGTCGCCTTGGATCTCCATCGCCAGCGTCTGAGAGGTCAGCGCCTTGGACATCTCACGGTTGCAGAGATTAATCAGGCGCTCGTGTACCAGCTCACCGGTGGTGCTGGTCTCCAACAGCTTCACACCACCACCCTGAGGGATGGCCGCGACCGCATCCTCGATCATCTGAGCGAGTGCATCAACCAGCGCATCTTGGTCAGCCTTCGTAGTACCGGGTGGATACTCCCCGATGGCCTTAGGGATACCGTACCGCTCGCAGAACTTCACGAAGTAGCGGTAGCCAGAGTGCTTGAAGGTATAGGGCCAGAAGCAACTGGAGAACAGCGCCACACCGTAGGGGTTGTCGTAGCTCGGCATATGCCGAGTCACCAGCCACTTATTGGGACCCAGCGCTTCACCGCGCCACGGCTGGTGGCGAGTGAGCAGCCGTAGGGTGTTATCTGTGGACCAAACGAAACGACGGTTAGGCGTGTCTATCAACGCATCGGGTACGAGATAGTTCCCTTCACGTCGTAGCACTGCCTCATGTACTGACATGCCACGAAAGACCGACGTGGCCATGTTCCAGTTAATATCTGGGATACGCATCCCACCGATGTTGCGCTGCTTGATAATCTGCTCACAGAGGGCGAACGCACGCAGGTCCTGAGCCGACTTACCACCCGGCACGACACGATACTCGTACCTCAGTAGCCCCGCTCGGACTGAGCGTAGATCACCAATGACATGGGCATCGGAGATCACCGCATCGAACACCTCGCCACTCATACCCAGCTTACGCAGCACCTTATCCGGGTTCGGCAGTACCGTCATCGCCGCGTAGAAGCGCGGGTCGGTCTCGCGCGATGCCAGCTGGGTCAGAAGGTCACTGCGTGAACTCTTCTTTAGGTCGACTTCATTCATTGTTCAACACCGGCCTTAAAACACACAGAAAGGAGTAATCAACCCAGCATCTCCATTGCTCTTCCAGGCCTTAGTCATCCCATCCATAGAGAAGGGTGAAAGTTTTGCAGTGCCTGATTACTCCTTTCTCAATGCTCTAATTGCCCCATATCGTCACTAGGTATCCGGGATAGGAATAGACCGCCATGCCTGAGGCGTAGCGGTCTGCCGATTGTTGTCCGCTAGTGACCATGGCTTTTCACCTGGGGGCATGGTCAGTGTGATGACAGGTAGCGGTAGCCCATGCAAATTGACGAGCAGGATTTGAAGTGACGGCGGTTCACTCTCACTCATGAACACCGGCATTGTGGGACCAGAGAGGCACAAATACAGACTCAGCATCAGCTTGCAGAGCATCACTCATACCCCGCCAAATCGACCCCACCACCACGCCGCCGCCGACTCGTCACCGAGGGGATCCCCCCGGCCCGAGAGACGGCCACCGTCCACAGCATGTGCAGCGCATCAGGGCCATCGTCATGGTCCCCCTTGGGCCAATGGCGCAGCTGCTCTAACAGGGTTTTCTGGTCTGGCCGGAAGCGGATCAGGGCGTTCTTTACATGGGGCTGTAGCGACTCGATGCGCAGGTCCTTATCCGCGTGAGGCGTGACGGCCATCGCCGGGACAGGGATGCCGCGCTGCGCCGAGCGCTTAACCAACTCCGTGCGCAAAAACTCTTGAAACTGCACCGCCTCCACCGACCAGGTCAGGCACTGGTACTGGCGCTGTGCCTCGATGACATCCTCGATAATCTTGTCGGGCAACCGCTTACCGATAGAGGCGTAGAGCACATCGAGCACACCGGTTTGGCGGTCGTACCCGCCCACCAGGATGGCGCTCGGGTCACGGCTCTTGCCGAACTTACCGAGCGAGGGGTCGACGGCCCCCACTAACACCCAGTTTGGGTTCTCCTCAGCCCAGTAGGTCACATCCGAGAAAGGCGCGTCGGCGCTGTTGACTGGGTCGTTCTGCATCTCCGAGTCGAACGCCTCGTGGCCATCGCGCGCACGGATGATCATCAGGCGCACCAGCGGGCGCGCCGAGGGCCAGCTCACCACCGCCCCGGCGTCCATCTCGGCCCGTCGCTCCTGATAGAACGTCATCGCCTGCGCCTCGCCCTCGTTGAGCAGCAGTACCTCGAAGCGGTCCCACAGCTCCATACGCAGCGGCCACTCCAGCACGGCCTGGAAGCGCCGCGTGATCCAGAGCGGATTCTTGAGCAGACGGGAGAGCACCGAATCGTAGTGCAGGATGGTGCCGATGATGATCACATCCATGGTCCCATCGGCGCTGCCCAGTTGCAGCACCGTCTTCTTCAGCCACCCTTCGAGCTTGTCCCGTTGCTCGGGGCTGCGCACGTTCTCATCGTTCTCCAGGTCATCACCCACCACCAGGTCTGGGCGGTGCGGACCGTGGCGCAAGCCGCGCATGCGCTTACCCGAACCAAAGGCCTGCACCTTGACGTTGTTCAGCGTGACGATCATGCCCTGCTGCCACACACGCCCCTGGCCGGTCGCATCCGGGAAATCCATCGACAGGCGTGGATTGGTCTCCAGCTCCGCCTTCAGCGCTTCGAGCATGGTCGCCGCCTGGTCGAAGGCGTCCATGATGATGCAGATGTAATGCTTGCGACCGGTGACGATGCACCAGGCCAGGAAGATCATCGAGACAATGGTCGACTTCGCCTCGCCTCGAGGCGCCGCCATCGCCACATGCCGACCGACCTCATCATCGACCCAGGTCGGCAAGTGGGAGAAGAGATATTCGTGCAGGAGCGAGCGCTCGAACTTCACGTAGTGTGGGAAGTAGGTACTGGCGAAATAGCCGAAGTCGCCCTGCACCTTCGCCACCCGCGTGCGTCTCGCCCCCTCGTCGGCGGGAAACCCATCCACCTCCGCCTCGATGACGCGGCGAAACTCCGACGCCAGGTCGGCAAGCTCGGCCATGAACTGACGCGCCGAGAGCTGACTACCCATAGACCGCACTCAACCGCTCACCAAACGGCTCCAGGATGTCGAGCAGCACCGGCGCCGCCTCGGGCCGGTCCGAGCGCACGTACTCGATCAGGTGCTCCAACACCTCCAGCGCCACCGAGAGCTTGGCAAACTTCTGATCACCCGCCCCGGCGGCCTTCATCGTCTTGGTGTATGCATCGCTCAGGCGAGAGAGCGCCTCGGCCTTCTCCAGGCCTGAGAACTCCCCGTGCTTAATCTCATCCATCGTGGCGCTGAAGAGGATGGCGAAGTCCTCCAGCACCTGCTGGGTCATATCACCGAGCCCGCCCGAGGCCAACCGCGCCGCGTTGCGTGCGCGGTCCCAGTCGTCGCCGTCCTCTTTCGCCTTCTTCTTCCAGGCGCGCACCGTGTTGTAGCTGACCCCGGCACGCTCCGCCGCCGCCTCCAGCGAGAGGCGGTCATAGATATAGGCGCTGCGTACCGCCTGGCGGGTCTCCGGTGGATGAGCCACTAGACCCCCGTCATGCTCTTCAGCTTCGCGGCCAGGAGAGACATCCCGACCCCGGCGATACCGCCACTCACAAGCCCATTCGTCGCGGCCTTGTGTTCCACGTTCTTCACCCGCTCGTCGATCTTGTCCAGCTTTCCACTGTGCTCATCGAGGCGCGAATGAACGCCTTGTAATTGACCTTCGATGCGCCCCAAGGCGCGTAGGATGTCGTCGCTCATCGGTGGCCTCCACTGGCGCATGTAGATACAGCCACCCGAGGCATTTTCGACAAACGTGACAACGCGCCACCATGGGCGAACCCAGGCGCGTGCAGGCACCGCGAAGATGCACGGTAAGAGATAGAGAAAGGAAAAGGGGTGGACTGAAGCATATCGCCAGCGTAGTGGCGACCTAGCAAGTCAGGCGCGGGGGAAAGGTTTCCCCTAGGGAGAGTAGGGCAGGGAGAGGCTAATCAGATTGGGATGAACTGGGGGCGGTGTCAAGGCCGAATAGATCCATTTGCGCCGAGTCATCCGCTTGGCGCCGGGCCGAGGTGATCTGCTTGATGCGCCGATGGGTCAGGCCTGTATCGCGCGCCAAGCGCCGCCCACTCACCCCATTGGCGCGTGCCTCGGTGATGTAGAGATCGCGCAACTGCTGCACCACCTTATCCGGCTTCGGCAGGTCCAGCGTCCGCCCGCCGAACGCATCACAGAGCGATGCAACCGACTCCCTCGACAACACCTCACACAGCTGAGACTGCTCTGGATTCTCCGCAATGTAGGTCGGCAACCCTCCGCGTGCCTCCAGGAGCTTGACCGTCTCCAGTAGCCCAATCTCACGCGCGATTAGTCGGATCTGCGTGGGCAGCAGACGCTCGTCGATTAGGGAGGGATCAAACTCCACCCTCGGCCTCCCTCTGCTCGACCTGGGCATAGTAGTAATCGACCAGCTTCCCGAGCAGATTGGGCGCCCGGCGCCAGTTCTTCACGCGGATGCCGCGCTGCTCGATCAGCGCCTCCACATCCGCCTCCGTCAGGCCGAGCTTGGCGATCAGCTCTTGCACCTGCGCCAGCCGCACCCGCTTGGTCTGCTCCACATCGAGTGCTGCGATGATCGCGCGCCAGTGCTCGGGGCGCTTCACCCAGGCCAAGCGCTCCACACCAGGGTCCTTGTCGCGCCCGCCATTGCCCCCGGTGATGTTACGGGCGATGGTATCCGCGTAGGCCCAAGAGAGCCCCATGTCGGCCAACAGCGCCTCCACCTTATCGGCGTAAAGGGGCAGCCGGTTGAAGTTGCGCGGCTTCTTGCCCGCGCGCTTGGGTGGCTTCACCTTGAAGCCCTTCTCGACCATCTCGGTCAGCGCGCTGTTGAGCTGGCTGATCGTCATCGTGGTGCGTGATGGCTTGCCGTCTTTCACCTGCGCCCCATGGCGCGCGAGCAGGATGCGCAGGCTCTCCTCGGACATCCCCAGGTCACGCTGGCCGACACCCAAGAGACGGTAGAGCCGCTGACGGTCTTCAATCACCGTCGGTCTCCTCCTCATCATCCACTCGATCGAGCGCGGCCAGGTAGTCGGAGACCTGCTCGCCACGTAGCAAGACCACAGCGGCCATCGGTGGCGTGTCGCCTTGACTGAAAGACATCACCACCTTGCCAGCACCGAAACTGTTCATCCCTTCGAGCAGTTCACCGAAGGGGGTCTGGGTCACCTCTTCGAGGCTTTTGATCAGCGGGTTGTCACTCATCTCACCACCTCCACACGCTCGATCTGGCTCTCGAACGGCTTAGCCACAAACTCCTCACGCTGCGTAATCGAGATCCCTTTCACGCCCTCGACTTTGTCCGGTGCGGCGAGGATGGCCTCCTTGTTCGGCTCCTCTTTACTACGCAACATCTGATGCAGCCCCAGCTGTTTGAGTCGCTCGATGACGACCTTCACGCCGGTGATGCGCACCGAGGGCGGGGTGATACGCCAGCTCACCTCACCGGTCGCCAGCTTCGCCGTCTTCGCCCGACCCTTGAGCAGGTCATGCCGGTTTGCCTCGGCCCACACATGCAGGGCGCGGAACTTATCCGAGATCTCATCGTTCAGAGGCTTGGCCTTCAGTTCATACTCAGCTTTCACCTTTGACAGCCGGTCGTTCATGCCGGACTCCACCGTGGTCACCTGGCGTTGCAGGCGACCAATATCCGCCAACAACTGCTCGGCCTCCTCACGGCTTGATGGCACGGCAAGCGCATCCGTTTTCATCGGTTTGGGTTTGCTCAC